GCACAGAAGTTACAAGCCGTAGCCATCGATGTAGCAGCAGGATCAGGTAAGTCTCTAGAGACTGTAACTAACGCCTTGGCAAAAGCAGCAGAAGGCCAGACAGCATCGCTTGGCAAGTTGGGTGTAGGTCTAACGTCTGCTCAGCTTAAGACTATGAGCTTTGATGACATTACTGCCAAGTTGGCAGATACTTTCGAGAACCAGGCTTCAGCCAAGGCAGACACATTCCAAGGCAAGTTAACCAGATTGCAAATAGCCTTTGATGAAGGCAAAGAGACTGTAGGCGCGTTTATCCTTGACGCCATTACTCCAATGGTTGAAATCATCGTTAATCGTGTCGTACCGGCTATTCAGGATTTCACTAGCAATATCGGCGAGAAGTTACAACCAATCGTTAAGGCTTTCCAGCCAATCCTCGATGGTTTGCGCTACGCCTTTAATAAGGTCAAGGATTCTTTAACTGAGAATAACGAAGAGCTACAGCCGTTCTACAATTTTATGAAGGCTATTGCTACCTTTGCTAAAGATACGCTTGCTCCAATTCTAGGTGGCGTTTTAGGTTTAGCATTTAAGGGTTTAGGCAATCTCATTTCAGGCGTTATCGACACCTTTGCTTCATTCGTCAGTACATTAACTAGAATCTATAACACCATCAAAGGCATCATCGATGCTATTCGTGGCGCTGGTAGCGCAGTAAGCAATTTCTTTGGCGGAGCGTCATCTTCAGGCGGAGCAAGTTTTACTACAGCCAATTTTGCTACTCCGTCCGTATCAGCCATTGATGATTCAGACGTACGCCTTCGTGCCTTTGCCGGAACGGGAACTACCAACATTACAGTTAACGGCGCTATTGATCCTGAATCTACTGCCCGTCAGATTGTCAGCATCTTAAATGATTCCTCAGCTCGAGGAACCTTGGGAAGCGCAGCCTTTGCATGACTCTATGGACACCTGATTGGGCTGTAGAAGTTAATGGAGCAGGGGATGTAACCAACCTTGTTCTATCAGATTTAACTATAACTTCAGGCCGCTCAGATATCTATTCGCAGCCACTTGCGGGTTATTGCCGATTTACTATAAAGAACCTAAATCAATCTGCTATTGCCTTTGATGTAAATGATTCAGTAGTGGTCAAGGTTAAAGATTCAACAGGTACTTACGTCCCTCTCTTTGGTGGAGACATTTCAGATATTGACATAGTGGTTGCCACAGGCGAGCCAGCCATTACTGAGAACGTCACAATCACAGCCCTCGGCGCTTTATCTAAACTACCAAAGGTATTAACAGAAGGCGTATTGTCTAAAGATTTTGACGGAGACCAGGTTTATGAAATCTTATCTGGCGTTCTCTTTGACCAATGGAATGAAGTGCCAGCTGCGGAAACATGGAACGCTTATGATCCTGCTATTACTTGGGCTAACGCTGAGAATTCAGGTCTAGGCGAGATTGACCGCCCGGGCGATTATGAACTCACAGACCGGTCAGCATCAACTACGGATGTTTATTCTTTGGTCTCCAGCCTAGCCACATCTGGCCTTGGCTACATTTACGAAGATGCCTCAGGCCGAATTGGTTATGCGGATTCGACCCATCGATCCCAATACCTATCTACTAATGGCTATGCCTACGTTGATGGCGGTTGGGCTTATGCCAATGGAATCACCAGTTCTAAGCGCTTGGGCGATATTCGCAATAAGGTAACAATTACCTACAAGAATGGGCAACAGCAGACAGCCACCGATGCTGCATCAATCGCTGTATATGGAACTCAAGCCCAGAACATTCAGACCAGCATTGAAAATGGCGCAGATGCTTTAAGCCAAGCCGAGTTCTATTTAGATATTCGAGCCTATCCTCAGTATCAGTTCAAGAGCATTACTTTCCCAATGGCTAATCCTAATATTCCGGACGCTTCCCGAGACCAAGCCTTCAATATCTTTATGGGACTTCCCCTAGACATCGAGGACTTGCCTTCTAATATAGCTGGAGGCCGTTATCAGGGATTCGTAGAAGGCTGGACTTGGACTAGCCGATTCAACGCACTTGATCTCACAATAATTGTCTCGCCAGTCGCTTACTCACTTCAGGCGTTTAGATGGAACAGCGTTCCAGTAGGCGAGACATGGAACACGCTAAGCCCTACTTTAGACTGGAATAACGCTACAATAGTAGCCTGATAAGGAGAAATAATGCCAACTACGACTACGAACTTTGGGTGGACTGTTCCAGCGGACACCGACCTTGTGAAAGAGGGTGCTGCGGCAATCCGTACTGCCTTAGGTGGTGTTGATACATCGTTCCTCGATCTCAAAGGCGGCACTACTGGTCAAGTTCTTTCTAAGAACTCAAACACAGATTTAGACTTTACATGGGTAGCACAAGACGATAGCAATGCTATTCAGAACGCAATTATTGATGCTAAAGGTGATTTAATTGTTGGGACTGCCGCCGATACACCTGGACGTTTAGCAGTTGGAACCAATGGACATTTACTTACAGCCGATTCCTCAACTGCTACAGGTCTTAAATGGGCTGCTGCTCCGGCGGGCGGCAAAGTCTTACAAGTGGTTAGCGGCACATCAACTACTGCCACTACAGTAACCAGCACTACTACTTACGGAGATTTAGGCCTTAGCCTTTCAATTACTCCAACATCTGCTACTTCCAAAGTTATGGTGTTTATCTGCCAAAACATTTACAACAGCCGAGCAAGCGCAGGAAGCGTTGGATATGCAATCCGCCTTATGCGCGATGCGACTGCCGTATTTACTCCTGCTATCGGCAATTATCAAAGTGGTTATATATCTTATTCCACTTCAGGAAACTGGGGAATTCACAACACTTTTAATATGTCTTATTTAGATTCACCAGCCACTACCAGCGCAATTACTTACAAAACTCAAGGTCTTTGCAATGGCGGTAGTGTAATTGGACAAGATTCGGGCAATGGTTCTTCTATTGTCCTTATGGAAATTGGAGCATAATAATGGTTGAATCAGATTTCATTTCTCAGGCGGTTAAGAATCTTGCTCCAGATGCAGAATTCACTTTTACCGATAATGACGTAACTACTATCAAAAGCCTTAACGGCGGTAAGTTGCCTACTACTGCTGCAATCTTGAAAGAGATTGACAAAGTCAAGGCAGACCAAATCACCAAAGCTGCTGAACTAGAAGCAAAGCGTCAAGCCATATTTACAAAACTTGGTCTAACCGCCGATGAAGTAGCAACGCTATTGGCATGACCCCAAAGTTATGCAAGGCGGGGGTTCAGCTTCGTGAGCAAATCGATGACGCGTTCCCCGATAGAGATCGTAGTAGTGATGGCTGGATTGCCGATTCACGTCATGTTGCTGCGGGTAAGTCTGATCACATCCCCAATGCTTCAGGCTGGGTATGTGCCATCGATGTTGACCGAGACCTTGCAGGTAAATCCGGTAAGCCAGACCTCATGCCTAATCTGGCAGATCAGATTCGTCAAGCTGCAAAAAGAGACAAGCGAATTAAGTACGTCATCTTTGACGGACGAATTGCTTCGCCTATCTTGGGCTGGCGTTGGAGAAGTTACAAAGGATCTAATCCGCATCGGAAGCATTGCCACATTTCTTTCACTAAAAAAGGCGAGACAGATGGCTCGTTCTTTAATATCCCGATGATAGGCGGAAACGAATGAACATGAAGAATCCAGCAATCCTTACAGCCGGAGCATTTCTAGCAGCTTGGGGTGCATCTAACTTTGCACTTGATTATCGCTCTATCCTCTGGGCAGTCCTAGCAGGCGTATTCGGATACGCAACACCTAAGAAGTGAGCGCGGCAGACCTAGCAGCTTGGGCAGTTGGAGTAGTTACTGTCCTTGGTGGCTTGGCTGCCTATACGCAGTTCATGATTAAACATTACCTAAGCGAATTAAAGCCTAATTCTGGCTCAAGCCTTAAGGATCAGGTATCTCGCCTTGAAGCGCGTGTCGATACCATTATCGAGCTGTTAGGTAAGTAACACTTAAGCCATGGCAAGGAAACGACCAGTCATAGACTTAGATACTTACAGCGCCTTAGATGCTTATGCAATAGCGTTGAACGAGTATTACAAGTCATTGCGTAAAGCAGGATTCACAGAGACTCATGCCTTTTGGCTGCTCTCAGATCGTGAATCTTTTCCAGATTGGATTATTCCAAACCTACCCAATCGAATCGACAATATCCCCTATGAGGACGACGACGAGGATTAAATGAAACGAATCGTTATTCTGAGCGATTTACAGGTTCCTTTCGAGGATGTCCATGTAACTCAGAACATAGCAAGATTCTTACAGAAATTTAAGCCAGACCAAACAGTTACTATCGGTGACGAAATTGACTTCCAAACAATCAGCAAATGGAGTGAGGGAACCCCTCAAGCCTATGAGCAGAGCCTTGGCGATG